GATCTGGGATTTTACTAGTACTTGCAAATTTGCAAAAAGACATTTAACAGAGCGTAAGAAATTTTATCGAGATGCTCAATATCCATTTACAATAGAAAAGGTTGACTGGCAATGAAAATACTTACACTAGACAATAAACCATACGACTTAACTAAACTACCTGATGAATTAGAAGAAGACTTTAGATTTAGTATATTAGATAATAGTGACCCAAATGATCCTGATTTCTTTTTTATTCCATTAATATTTCTTGAATCTTTTAACAGTCCTGCTATTGTTTTAGATATTGGTGGTAATGAGATAATGATGCCTATTGATTGGCATATAGCAGTAGGTGACAGACATACTGGTAAAGATTTAGAAATCTTACCATTAACCAGTCTGAATGATAGAGGATTTGATGCATTCTTGTTCAATCCTTTAAAAAGCTATAAGGCAGATTATGAAGAGATTAAAATTGTTAATTTTTATAATGACATGAAATGGTACTTTCCGAAAACAAAACCTGGTCAATTATTATCAGTACCTATAACAGACGAAGAAAATTGTTTATGTTCATTTTTTATAAAAGATATTTCTAGACAATTAGAAATTATTGACCATTGTAAATTAATTTAATATAATAAACTATGTCTGATAAATTATCTGTAAAAGATATTCTTGCTGCAGTTGACATGGGCGCAAAAAATATTTGGAAAGAATTAAATGATAATCAAAAGAAAAATATCTCTTTTTGGTTAATGAATAGATATGCTTCAAGTGTTGCAGGAAAAAGAGAAAAGCAGGAACTTGCCGTCTTAAAAACAAACGAATACTATAACAAAAACTATATGGTTGTTAGTTCACATCCGGAACTACAATGGCAACTATTATGCTTATGCGGAAACACAGGCAAAATAGAATTCCATAAATGGCAAGGATTAAAATCAAATGTCACAAATATGACTGGAAAGTTTGAAAAAATACTTACAAAAATTTATCCTGAAAGAAAGACAGATGAAATTGAGTTAATAGCTAAAATGTCAACTGAAAAAGAAATTAAACAGTTAATAGAGGATCATGGACTTGATGTCAAACTCTAAGTTTACATGTGAATATTGTAACACATCATACACACGAGAGAAAACTCTTTTTGCACATTTATGCGAAAAGAAAAGAAGAGCACTGCAGAAAGATGAGAAAAGGGTACAGCTAGGCTTCTATGCATTCAATCAATTTTACAAACGTAGCATGGGCTCTAAGAAAGATAAGACATATGAAGAGTTTTGCAAGAGTCCTTATTACAACAGCTTTGTAAAATTTGGTAGCTTCCTTAATAATGTAAAACCACTGTATCCAGAAAAGTATGTTGACTATGTTGTTACAAGTGGTGTAAAGCTAGAGCAATGGTGCAAGGAAGAATTATATGAGCGTTATGCAATAGAGCTTATTAAAAAAGAAGATGTAACTACAGCACTAGAGCGTAGTGTACTTACAATGACCGAATGGGCAAAAGAAAATCCACCGGCTGTATGGAATCATTATTTTAATTTAGTTACTACTAACAGAGCTGTATATCATATTAAAGATGGAAAGATTTCCCCTTGGGTTGTTTTAAATAGCACTAGCGGTAAACAAATGCTTGATAAATTTAATGAAGAACAATTAAAAATGATATATCATATTGTTGATCCTGAACATTGGGCATTAAAATTTAAAAGACAGACAAAAGATTTAGAATTAGCAAAACAAATTATTAAAGAAAGTAGATTATGAAACTTGTATATTATCCAGACGAATTTTTATCTAAAAAAGTTAATTCGGTTAATATAGATAACATAGATTTTAATCCAGTAGACTTGAAAAATGAAATGGTAGAATTCATGTTATCTAATAACGGAATTGGGTTATCTGCAAATCAAATTGGATTAGATGCACAGTTATTTGTAATGGGCGATAGTAAAGAAAATAGTTCGTTACTAATTAATCCTACTGTTTTACAACATACAGAAGAAATTGTAATTGATATTGAGGGTTGTTTAAGTTTTCCAAATATATTCGCACAAGTAAAACGACCAAAAGAAATTTTAGTTGAATATTATGACGAAAACTTAGAAATAAAAAGAACTCACTTAACAGATTACAGTGTAAAAGTTTTTCTGCACGAATGGGATCATTTACAAGGAGTAACATTCAAAGATCGTGTTTCTCCGTTGGTGTGGAAGATGGCAAATAAAAAAGCAAAAAAGTATACAAAACATGCCTGATATAGATATTGATTTTGCAGATAGAGACAAAGTTTTATCGTTGATAAATCACAGAATAGCTAAATTAGAGAATGGAAAAAAACATAATACAGGAATTTACGTAACAGAAATTCCTGTAAATCCTTTAGACAATTTAGCAACTATAAACTATAAAGAAGCAGATAAACGAGGTTATTTTAAATTAGATTTTTTAAATGTATCTTTATATAAAGATATTGTAAATGAAGAACATTTGATTAATTTAATGAACAAAGAACCTTTATGGGAATTACTTGAACATCCTGAATTTACAGATAAACTTTTTCATTTATCAGGTCATTCAGAAATTTGTAAAAAACTTAAACCTCAAAATATTGAACAACTTGCTGCTGTACTTGCTATAATTAGACCTGCAAAAAGGTTTTTACTAGAAAAAAATTGGAATACTATATATGAACAAGTTTGGTTAAAACCATCAAATGAAGAATATTTTTTTAAAAAAGCGCATGCAATATCTTATGCTGTAGCAGTTGTAGTACATATGAATTTATTATGCGAAAAATTATTGAATGAATGATACATATTGTATAAGTTATAAAAATAATAATAGAATTTTAGTAAGTGTAGCTAACAAATGCGGATCTAGCACCTGCATTACAATAATGGGATACCCTTTTCTAGGCCAATTTAGATATAGAAAAGATACACAACAACTTCATAGAAACAACTGGCAGGTTACATCTATTAGAAAAATGCAATCAGAAGTTATAAAATCTTACCCTGTGCGAGTTGCAATTATTAGAGATCCAATAGAAAGGTTTGTTAGTTGTTATAAAGATAGAGTTTGTCAAAGGAATAAAGATAATACCCGTAGTAAAATTCCTAATTTTTCGTATTTTTTAAACAATATAAATGTAATTAGACAAGAAAGCAGAGACATTAAAAATCATACAGAATCATTAGTATTTTCTTATGGAAGTGATGCAAATCTGTATACCCATATAATTAATACAAAAAATATTAATACAGAGTTTATACCTTTAATAGAAAAAATATCTGGAAGTACTAATATACCTGTTGCTTTTTGGAAAAATTCTTTTGCAATAAAAGATGTACAAGTGACAGAAGAAGAAAAGACAATATTAAAGAATATGTATAAATTGGATTATAAAACGTTTAAAAATTTTTTATAATTACTTTTTTGGTTTTCTAACCATCTGAATACTTTTTCTTTTTACCCTTTTTAAATGCAAACTGCCTAAATTAACTGTTGGCCCTATTACAACATGAACATCTTTTGTATTCATATTTTTTAAACAATATTTAATACTAACAATATCTGTTTTGAGGAAGATGGTTATAGGAATCATTCGGTTACTTTCCATCCACCAAATTTCTCCTAAATGAAGTAGGTATTGTTTATCTTCTAATGATTTGAGCATAGAATAATCCAATATTGTTGTTATAAATTGATCTTGATTAACTATTATACCAACATATTCTTTACCGCCATATTGTATTAACGAAATAAATGGATATTTTTGTTCTATATCTTTTCTTAGCATTATTAAAGAGATTCTTTCTAATAAATATAATATGCAACTTATACCAAGATATTTAGTAAAAAATACAATCATAATTGTAACAAATGAAACAGGATTTGACACGGAGTACATGCCAGTGTATAGTAGACAGATAAAAGCCTACCGAGGTATTGATAATAAAATACAATTTAAAATAGTTAATGCAGATCAAAAAGCAATGGATATAACTGATTATATGCCTACGTTTGTAGCATTTGACGAAACAAAAAGACAAGTTATAAGAAGAGTGGGAACTATACAAGATGGTTCAAAAGGTAAATTTGAAATTAATATAACAGAAAATGATTTATTAAACATTAAAAGACAATACTTACGATATAATATATATCTTACAGATTTAGAAGGTGATAATCATTTAACCTTTGCAGATAGTAATTTTGATAACAATGCTACTTTATTTGTTGATGATTATGCATTTCCAGGACCAGCAGAGCCTCACACTGTATCTACTTTTGTCCAAGACAATACAGAATGGATAAGTGAAACAATTTCAGCAG